GCCAATTTTGCAGATAAGTTTCGTTATGTTTCGGGCGTACTTATATAATCCGCCGCATGGCCTCAAGAAAACAATCTGAAAAACCCGCGATGAATCGCATTCGCCTTGCCCACACCAGCGCCCGGTTGCCCGACGCGATGCGTGAGCGAGTTCCGACCGCCGAATGGCTGGTCAACCCGGACGCCTGGGACAAATTTAAGTTCATCGAGGAAACCTCGGACTTTCTGTTTGAGACATACGGCATTGGCGCCAGGATGGACAGACATATTTTGGCGATACTTGCCGACCAGATCGACACGTATATAGAATGCAATCGCGGACTCGAAGGCGAAAGCATTGTCGTGTCCGTAAATGGCGGATCAAGTTTGGGCACTCACCCGCTCATCGCGGTCCGCGAAAAGACAATAACGAAGATCCTGTCGCTAATGACTGAATTGGGTTTAACTCCACGGAGCCGATTAACGGCAAAGAAGGAGGATGGCAAGCCATTGGCGGGGTTCCTGAAAGGGCCGGGTAGTGCATGACCGATTGGAGAGATGGCGTTCGATACGCCAGCAAGGTAGTTAAACAAGAGATAAAAGCCTGCCGGAACGTGCAACTCGCTTGCGCCAGATTTTTACGGCAGCTTGCCGATAAAAATTGGGAGTGGGAATTTAAAGTCGAGTACGTCGAACACGCGCTCGAATTTATGTCCATGCTCCGCCACACCAAAGGCCCGGATGCCGGCAAGCCGCTGGTGCTGGAGCCCTTCCAGATCTTGGCCATCAGCGCCATCTACGGCTTTCGCCACAAGGCGGACGTGGACCGGCGGCTCGTATCCGACGTGATCATCTTCATTCCGCGCAAGGCGGGCAAGTCCACGCTGACGGCAGGTATCGGACTGTACGAACTGGCGTTCGGAGAAACGGGCGCAGAGGTGCTGACGCTTGCAACCAATAGGGAGCAGGCCAGCATCGTGTTCGACGCCGCCAAGGGCTTTGTAGAGACAATGCCGACCGAGTTGAACGCTATCTACGGCGTCATCAAGGGGCTGATCAGCAAGGCGGGCGATAGCCAGTCCATGTTCAAGGCATTGAGCCGCGACAACAAGAAAACCGGCGACGGCAAGAACCCGTCCTGCGCCATCATCGACGAGGGCGCGGCCATCGTGGACCGCAACTCGATCGAGGTCATCTTTTCGGGCATGGTCGCCCGCAAGAACCCCTTGCGGATCTACATCACCACGGCATCGTTCACGAAGGACACCAAGTTCTACGAGGACATGCAGATGTTCGAAACGATGCTACACGGTGAAGCGCAGGACAACCCACGGTGGTTCGGCCTGCTGTATTCGTTGGATCTGGAGGACGACTGGCGCGATCCCGAGGTGTGGGCCAAGGCAAACCCGATGCACGGGATCAGCATTTTCTCGGAGGCGATCGCCGCCAGGGCGGAAGAAGCCAAACATAAACCGGCCGCACTTAACGAATTTTTATGCAAGACACTGAACTTGTTTGTGTCCGCAAACTCTGCTTGGGTGGACCGGGCGCATTGGGACAAGACCGCCGGCAAAATCACGAACAGGGAACCCGAGGCCGTTTTTATGGGCTTCGACATGGCGTCAACCCGCGACTTGAATGCCGTTTGCACGCTCAAGCGGTATGCCGAGGACGACTTCGAGGTCGAGATGAAATACTTCCTGCCCGAGGCCGGGATGGAACTGATCCCGAAGCATTATCAGGACGTGTTCCGCGTGGCGCAGAGTTCGGGCATCCTGCATGTGACCGAAGGCAACGTCATGGACGACCGGGAGTTATTCGCCTACATCGCGCAGCAATACGGCAAATATGACCACCTGATTCGGGAAATCGGGTACGATGCTTATAACGCCGCCAGTCTGGTTTCAAAACTGCATGAAGCCCAGATGCCGGTCAAGAAGGTCGGACAAGGCATGGCGGTTCTGAGTAACCCCAGCAAACACATCGAGAAGATGATCCTGGCGGGCCAGATAAAACACGACGGCAATCCCTTCACCGGCTGGCAGCTTGGAAACTGCGAAGTCTACGAAGACGTTCAAGGCAATATCAAGGTGCGCAAGAACGAGGCCGATAAGGCCGCCAAGGTCGATGGCATTGTGGCACTTATAATCGCGATGCACTGCGCATTAGATAATCCGGTTGTATCGGATTCGTATGGATTCAGGGCGTTTTAGGGGAAAAACATGGGCGTACTCGACATTTTCAAGGGAAAACGGGAGATAAAAGAGTCGAATACGCTCTTTGGCCAGACCGTTCTGGGCAACAACATCGTGCGCCAAGCGGGCGCCGATAAGCAGATTGCGGGCTCCCAGCTCCTGTACGTCACCACCTCGGCCTCGTCCGAGTCGGGCCGGATCGTGGATATGTCCACGCTGTCGCGCAACTCGACAATTCTGTCCTGCATTGCCCTGAAAGCCCGTGCGCTCGCGCAACTGCCCGTCCGCGTCATGTGGGAGAACGAGAAGGGCGAGATGATCGACGCCTGCTACGGCCCCGGCGTGCCCGACCGCGATAAAGCCAAAGCCCGTTCAGTTGTACGCCTGCTGAAGAACCCGAATAAATTCCAGTCAGCGTACGAGTTCTGGTACCAGTGGGTTCTCTGGTACGAGCTGTCCGGCGAAGCCTTTACGCTGCTCTGGCGCGAAGATCGGACCAGCCGGACCAAGACGCCGCTGGAAATGTACATCATGGACTCTACGCTCATCACAGCGCAGATCACGGCAGCCCGGTACCCGACGTACCGCCTGTCCACACCGTCCTACGGCTTCAGCAAGGACGCACCGCTCAACCCCCAAGAGATCATTCACGCCAAGGAGATGGCATGGCAGGGCTCCGCCGGCTTCAACAAGGGCATTCTGGCCACCACGCTGGTCGGCATCGACCAAGACCTGGATCTGTACGCCAGCTTCGTCCTACAGAACGGCGCCAAGCCCTCGGGCATGTTCGTGACGGAGCAGGTCATCCCGAACAATAAGTTCGAGGAGATCGCCAGCCGGCTGAAGAACGCATGGGCCAATATGGTGGGCTCGCGCACGACAGACCCAAGCAAGCCCGGCCAGGGCATGCTGCTCGACAGCGGGATGAAATACGTCCCGTTGCAGATGCTGACCATGCAGGACACGGACGCGGCCAAACTCAAAGAGCAGACGATGATTCGGATCGCCACGCTTTTCGGCGTGCCCCATTCTCTGATTGGCATCGGGCAATCGAAGTTTAACAACACGCAAACGCTGCTCGACGAGTTTTATAAATCGACCATTTTGCCAATGGTAGAAAATGTTCAACAGAAGTTTGGCGCGAACTTATTCGACGGTCATCCGTCGTTGTGTTTATCTTTCGACGTGGCCGACTTTCTCAAAGGCGCACCGCTCGACCAGATGAATTACTCCGTGGCTGGCGTTAAAAACGGTATACTTACGCCGAATGAAGCCCGACAATACCTCGGCAAAACCCGTTTAGACGACGCTGAAGCCGACAAGCTCCAGTCAATCACGGGGGACGTCGGCGGAGTCAGCGGACAATCCCCACAAGATACAGGCGGCGGCGGCAATACCGGATCAGTCGGTAAAACCGGGCGAGCTGGTGCCGCATAAAAGAGCAGTTAAAATGTGGGCAATAACGCAGTGAGGTTTCCATGACAAAGCAATTCCAGATGGTGTGTGAGGCCAAATTAAGTTTGGGCCAAGCCGCTGACGAAGGCCAGCAACCCACGGGGATGATCGAGGCAACGTGGACCACTTGGGGCGCACGTGAAGGCGCTGATGGCCGCAAGTTCTACTACAAGCCCGAGGGCTTTGCTCAGTGGGCCGACGAATTTAAAAAGGGTGGCCGTCCGCTGCCCATGTTTGTCAACCATGAGGGCCAAATGCTGCCGGCCGGCGAGTGGACCGACTTTAAAATGGACGAAGACGGCATGGCTGGTTCTGGTCGTATCTTCACCAACACCACGGCCGGGCGCGACCTCTACACCGTGATGAAGGAAAGCCCAAAGATGTTCGGCGGCGTGTCGGTGGCGGCATACGCGGACGAATACCAATGGGTCAAAGAGGACGGTTCGGTGTTTCCGGCCGGCTCGGACAATGTTTACGACGAAGGCTATTTCCAGATCACCAAAGGTGGCCTGCGCGAGGTGTCCGTGGTCATGCACCCGAACAATACCAAGGCCGAGATCTCCAAACTCGAATTCTTCCGGCCCGATGGCTCGGCAGATCTGAAGGTTTTTGAACAGGCGCTGCGGGATGCAGGGCTCGACAAAAAAGATGCGAAATTAGCCGCATCTGTTATCAAAGGCGTTGTCGCGCAACGGGATGTTGCCGGTAAAACCGATGAAACCAAGTCTGAATCGCGGGACGCAGAGACAGAGGCGGCTACCCAAACGGCGGAGCTACTGAAAGCGCTTGAACAGCGCGAACTGTTGGCCGAGCTTTCCAAACGTATTTAAGGATGCAATCATGAAAGTTATTCTCGATAAACTCGACGCAATCGAAGCCGCAAGCGCGGCCAAGATCGCCGAAGTCCAAACCCACGCCGAAGCCAAAGCCGCTGAAGCTCAAGTCGCCGCCCTGGCTGCCG